GTTTGGTTTTCTGTGGACGACCGAACGACCGGCTCGTAAGCTCCTAGTTACTGGGGTTACGACTGTGGCAATTTACGTCGCAGTTGATTACGCGCTGAAGAGCGAGGAATGCCGTGGTTTGGCTTCCTGGCTGTGTGAGTATCTCTCTGAGGATCCCGTAATTTGCTCGGACCTCTCTAGGGATGCTTTTGCACAAACAGAAGTTCCTGAGGTTACGCTTACCTCAGGTCACTCTCATCCTACTGCTGCCGCTTTGCGGAACAGCGCGCAAGAGTTCTCTGAAAATGTTGCGGCATATGTTGGCGTTACTTTGTATAGCCTGCAAATGTCCAAAGCAGATCAGAGGCATGAACGCGTTGGTTCGCGGCAGTGGTATTGGGCGAAAGACACGAATGTGGAAAATCGGTTGGACAAGCCTCTACCCGACGACATTAACTTCATGTGCGATGTAGATTACTACATCGACATGCCTGATTTGTTGTTGAAGGAAGCCAAGCCAATCTTGATGTACACGTCCGTGCCAGTCGCGGCCGCCATGACTGGTCTTGAGGATTCATCTACGTCCTTTGACGCTGATGGTGTTTTACACACCTGCGTCTCGGGGGGGGGTGGATACTCACACCGCTTATGGAATTACGGCTATGACTCACTTGCTGCCCGCAGGAAGAACTTCCTTGGTATTACGACAGAACTTATAACTTACGCTGTAGAGCGTAAGCAGGTTTCGTCCCACCGCCAAGTGGTCCTTCTTGCGCCCATCAAAGTGTTTCGCGGTGTTTCGGCTTTGATCGCTGACTGGATCATAGCTGGCCACCCTAGGCTTGAAAGATTGGATCCGGTGGTTACTGTCAGAGACGGCAGCAAGTTCATCAGGTTGCGCATCCAGCGCACAGACGGCATGTATGTGTCGACGGCCCGTCCGGGTTCGTACCTCTGTGCGACGGTGCCGGCTGCTATTGATGATGCTATTGCTGGCGTTGCCAGACTGTCTGCCACTAATCTACAAATGCCTACGGTGGCGTCGTGGATCGGAGCAGGAAAGAAACCAGAGGCTGTTGTGCTCACGGAGTACTACAGATTGGCTGCACCAGCGGTTGTACCTACTGTTTTCCCTGTTGCGTTAGGCGTTCGAGCCTATCACTACGACCCTCCTAATTACAATCAGGAGGCGAAACCCAAGCTCCAAGCTTACATGAATCCTATGTCACATGGCGCGTACTCTCCTATATTTGATGCTGCTGGAGAGCAGGCGGCTGTTGATGGGCGTATTAATGCCCTCAAGCAGCCCGAGCCAAAGAAAAACAGGTTTCGTGACCGCTGTGCGGATGAGTTTGCGGACTTCGTTGCTAACGGAGTCGTGTTGGAACCTGTCGAATATGAGATCGTTGAGGCGAATCAAACTAGGCCGGCACAAAGATTATCATTGGCGAGGGCCGTCCTAAGTGGACCGGTCATTGCCCGTGTCTTGAAGTGTTTCGGTAAGGCTGAAGCATACCCAGATGTCAAAGATGGTCGCATCATTTCTACGTTTAATGACAGCGACAAATTGGACATGGCTATGTTTATGCGTGCTTTATCCGAACACTGCAAGCAGTTCGAATGGTATGGCCCTGGAAAGACACCTTTGCAGATTGCGACCCGGGTAGGCGCAGTATGTTACTTGGCGGAGTTCGTTAATGTTTCAGACCTTAAGAGGATGGACGGAACGATCACCTATTGTATGCGTATGTGTGTCGATCAGAGAATTTGCATGAAAGTCTTCCAGAGCAATCGGCCCAAGATAAATGAATTGCTTAAACGATCATCAGACAACAGAGGCGTTATGCCGTCTGGAGTCGCTTTCGATCAGGGACCAGCACAAGGATCAGGATGCTCCGGAACTAGCGTTCTTCAAACGCTCCGGGCAGCCTATGCTGCCTACCTCGCTTATAGAAAGCTTGGACTGTCTCCAGTTCGAGCCTTCAGTTCGCTTGGAATCGTTTTCGGCGACGATGCAGTCAATCGTAACTTGCCGACAGCCGCATTGGAGTGGGCTGCCAGAGCCACGGGGTTGCTCGTGGAATCATGCTTGGTACCTAACGGGTTCCCAGGCGTCAATTTTCTGGCACGCCTATATTCGACGGATGTTTGGCACGGTCGTATTGACAGTATGTGCGACGTCAAGCGTCAAATCACCAAGTTCCATACAACGGTGCGCTTACCAGATAATGTGTCACCTATCGACAAGCTCGTTGAGAAGTCGATGGGGTACCTGGCAACAGATACTAACACACCAGTCATCGGTGAGCTGTGCTGCAAGGTGCTTGCAGTGTGTCCCCAGGGCCCGCGACGCGATCACGGAATCGCTCATTGGTGGTCGAAATTCGGCGCCTCCGAGCAGTACCCGAATTGCAATGTTGATGGCTGGATGGACGCAGAATTTGAACGTGTGTACCCTGAGTTCGACCGAGAGATATTTGGTTTCTGGTTGGATTCGGTGTACAAGCCCCAGGACTTACTTGAAGCTCCGCTTTGTACAGAAATTGTACCTCCCACACCAGGCAACAAGCCCGTCGTCGTCGATGGCGACATCCTTGAAGCCCGTGAGAAGAAAGAAGAGCCAAAGCAAGGTCCAGAGCAGTCATCGCCCAGAAACAGCATTGATGCTAAAGACGGTTCCAAGAACCAAGCGCAGCGCAACAGGCGCCGCCCCGATCGCAAGGGGCCACAAAAAGTCGACAGACGTCCGTCAAGGACCAGGAGTCAAGCGTAAGTAAATCCCTCCTACGTACCGTCGCAATGCATGTATATACAATAAAACAAAAATAAACATTTGCATTAACCAATTGCGCC